CATGTCGGCTAAAGAAGCTGTGCATCCGCCTTACTGTTCTGGGTGAAAGCCTTTCTTTTGAAACAAGTTGCACCGCTCTTGCGACACCGATTTCTGTGCCTCCTCTGTTGTGTTCTTTTCTCCACGCAAGTCCACGCTCTGCCTCTTTCGCCATTGCATCAGTAGGCGTTGTGTCAACATCGCTCTCCGCCTTTGCATCATCACCTAATTCCTCATCCTTGTTTTGACCAGTAACCCTCAAGTAAATTGCATGACTTGAGCAAGGCATATAATGATTGCCATCTGGACCACGGACTGTGTGCGTGCCTTCACAATCAAGCTCCCTCGCTCTTCGTGCGGCGGCTGGCTGGCTATCAAACACATCCCTGCCCTCCCCATATCTTGGGTCTTGCTTGGGCGTTGTCAGCTCTTCACCTGTAAGGCGAGTGTAATCTGCATGGCTGGCACATGGCATAAAGATTGTGCCATCATCAGTGTCATGGCTATGCGTTCCTGAACAACCTATTTCTTCAGCCCTAGCTTGAGCCTCACTTTCAGTTGTAAATACATCCGTTGCAATCTGCGCTTTGCTTTCGTCAACAATTCCATAAGCCTTTTCAGCATCTTGTTCGGCCTCCTGCCCTTGGGTTGGTTCGGCTTCTGTGCTTCCCAAAGGAAAAAGATTAGCCGCGATATAGACATCATCACCCCCTTGTATCGGCTCAAGACCCAAACGCTCCCTTGCCTCATTTCTTGAAATTATCCCTTCCCTTACTGCTTGGGTGACGTTCTCATATACTCGACGCCTTCGCTCAACCATTGCTGGCACTGCTTCAAAATCATATTCTATTCTTATTTCATCACCATAAACTGGTGAAAGCCATTCATTCAAATCTGACTGCACTCTACGAGCCAATGGCATTATCGTTTCTTCATAAAGAGCCAGCCTAGCCTCTTGGACATTTGCATACGTCTGCGCGTCAGGAATACCGATAAGTTGACTTGGAACGCCAAAACACAAAGCGATATCCTTCGCCGCCATATTTCTCTGTTGGAGAAAATCCATGTCTTTAGGGCTAAGACCCATTTCACGCCAATCAAAATCACCTTCCAACAGAAGCGGCTTACCCGCATTAGCCGCGCCAGTATATTTGACATCTAAATCATCCTTCAATGATTGCCGTTGACCATCAGTAAGTTGTATTGGCAACCCCCTATCACTTTGGGGCTTAAACACAATTGCTCCACTCGGCCTCGCGCCGTTATTAAGCAAACTGATGTTGTGCTTGTTGATTGCGTTATGGTTGTCAATGTCTACCGCCGCCGCCATGAGAGGTGAAAGCCCATAATAATCATCCAGTGGATTATAGAGCTTCATATGCTTTACTTCAGACTCACCTGTTACAGGGTCTGCTTCATAGCTTTTTACAACCCTGCCTCCTAAAATGTATTCATATGATTCAGGCGTTGCGGTTTTGCTGGGCTTAATTTTGACGCGGTCTGGCCTCAAAAGGTAAAGCTCCCTTACCTCACCGCTTACATCTGACCTGATGGCATAATTATTTCCTGAAAGCAAAAGATATGAATAAACAGCTTGGAAGTATTCAACCCCTGCTTGTGTTGGATTTGGCCTTCGTAAAAGAGACAGTAATGGATGTTTATCTAATTCATCATCACCTTGAAACAATTTAAATGGGATGCAAGCCGCGCCGTTTGCTATTTCATTCACGCAACGATAAACGATAGCATTTTTTCTGTAGCCTTCATCTGCATAAGCATCATAGTTATCTGCCCTATAATGATAATTGCTGTTGACGCTTAAAACAACTTGTGGGGCTTCCTTGGTCTGTATTGGTGCGTCTTTAAAAAAATTAAATATGTCTTTGATGCCAGCCATTATGAAATTCTCCAAGTAGCCTTCCCACTGGATTGGCTCAGTTCTGTCAACGCCCAGACTAGAGCATCTAATCTATCAGGTGATTTCCGACTGCCCGTTGTGTATGAGCATAATTGTTCTTCAAGCTCATTAAACATCCCGACATGAGAAACCTTCTTTTGCTCATATAGTGCCGCTATCGGTTCAGCCCTTACCATCTTCCCTCTTGCGGCGGTGACAGGTGTATATGCCACATCACTGTCTATTGTTCTTATCAGCCTTTCCACTAAATCGCCACCATTATTCACTTCCGCGACGATGCGGTCAGCTTGATACTTGTAATACATATCAATGGCTAACCTACACCAACCGTCTGGTGACATCTTACCAGAAACATCCTCAAGAACATAGTACCTTTGATTTTCACCCTTTCCCGCTACAATGATGCCTGTTTCATCAGAGCCTTCATTATTAGTCACCGCTGGGTCAACGCCCACAATGATACGCTCAAAATCTGGCAATTGCTCCTTGCTTACCCTTGTCTCATCAAGATTTGTGTAATTCCACAGCGCACCCTCGAGGTCATCAAGAACCTCTGCGTATAACTCTTGTCTGCCTAGCCGTGTGTTTTCATATTTTTCTTTCAGTTGCTCCAATGCCGCTGGCGCAAGATTGGCCTCATTCTCAAAGGTTGAACCTCTTGTAATCACGGAGTTTGTGCGCTTCATAAGATTGCGGATAAGCGGTGTTGGCTTTGGGGTTGTGGTAATGACGCATTGAGGGTTTTTCCCAAGACGTAAACCAAACATCAACTGGTCAAAGGTTTCTGGATAAAACCATGCCGCTAACTCATCGCACCAAGCTCTATGAAACTGTGGACCACGCAAGCGGTCTGGTTCAGTAGCAGAGAAGCCCATTATCTTTGACCCATTGTACAGAGTTATCTCTGATGCTGATGCGTTATATCCCCTGCCCCTTCCTTCCATTAGACACTCTTGTGGTAAATTTTTCAGGATGCCAGATACACCTCCGAAAGCCACTCGCCTTATATCGCCAAACGTGGGAGTGACAACAGCAACCTGTACTTCTGGATAACGCAACGCATAGAGCAAAGTGTCCATCGCGCCTGTGCGGGTCTTGCCCCAACCGCGACCAGCAAGAATGAGCCACACACTGTAATCACCATATTGCTTTGTTGATGGCGTTATCTGTGAGTCTCTAGCCGTTGACATCCACTCATTGTAGAGTGTGCTTGTGGCGAGATGACCTTGCCTCTGCAATCTCGTCAAGTTGTTCCATAACTTCACGGAAGGCTTCTGGGTTGCTAATGTCTGCACTGACTTTGCTTATCTCCTGCGCTTGACCGAGAGCTAATTTCCCTATGCGTTGAGCGTTGATTGCTATTTGAGACAGCTCTCTTATTGTCTCAACCTCAAGACCGCCGTGTTTTGGGTTTTGTTCTTCATCATCAAACCCCCGTTGCATCCTTGAAGCCACCTTACGCAACATCCCCTGTGCAATGGTCAATGCCCTGTCATCAAGAACCTTGCCTTGCGTCAACATTTTTTCCAACCGTTCAGCATCTAGCTTCTGCTCAACCTCAGTGTGGATGCGGTTTTTCTCTTGTTGCCAGCCTTCTTTATCTGCCCTTCTAAACAATGTTGCCCTTGCTACATCATGCCGCTTGACCAGCATATCAAGTGATGGGTATTGACGCTCACCCTTCGCATTTGTGATGCCGTGAATAAACTCATCTCTGATTGTTGTCTCAAGCTCTTGTGTTATTTTTTTTGGCATTGTTCGTTATCACTTTGTATCAGTTTGTATCAATTTTTCTGCTTCTTTTTTCTTCAACATAATCTGATGCTTTGTTGTCCATGATTTGTTGTATTCTGCATCCTCAAACAGTTTTGAGAAACCAGTAATGTGCTTCAACCTTAACAACTCATCTGGCTCCATGCCAAGATGATTACATATATCTGCATCATCCCAGCCGTTGTCTAGCATTGAGAATACCATATTTGACATCCCACCGACAGAGTGTTTACCCCTCGCCCTGTTGTGTCTTACTGTTGAGGCCATTCTGTTATTTATATCTTTATTCAATACTACAACTGGCAACCGCCCTCTGTTGCGGGTTTTTATATCATCATTATTTTTACAGGTGAAATATCTATGAAAACCATCGACGATAATGTATTTGCCCAACCCC